GTTACTGTTTATGTAGAAGGCTACTACAATGAAAGTAAAATAAAAGATGTTAAGCGTCTTTTATTAATTCAAAATGATGATGACCAATGGGTTATTGATGAAATTTTAAAAGATCCTTTTTAATAGACCTCCTTGTCTATTAAGTTCTTGTAACAACAGGTAAAAACTCTTTATTTACTCGTTTATGCCTGTTTTTCTCTCTTTATGCTGCAACCTGCTTCCAGAAGTTTTCTAGTTCTTGTTCGCCTTGCTTGTGCGCTCGTTCATATTTACATGAAGCCATTACTTTTAAAGGGTCTAACTCTAAAAGCTCGGCAACATTAAGTGCATTAGTGTCACTAAAGAAACACCTTTTTAATCGTAAATTACTTACCGCGCCTCTAGTTATGCCAATTTTCTTTGCTAGTGCATAGTCAGAGGGCAAGTCATACGTGGCTTTCAGCATATCGAGTAGTTCAGTAGTTTTAAACATATCTACATTTCTCCTCATGTATTATTGTAGTGGACGTATACTAATACGCAACGTATTAGGCCAATTGACACGTATTAGACCTTAATACTATCATTATCCCATCTTCAAACATCAATTTGATATCCGATCATATAAATGGAAATTTATTACGAATATGACCCAGTGATGGGCGTAAATGTTACTTATGATTTTAATGGTGAGCGCCATTATGATTTTTTTAGCTCGTTATATCTTTTCAATGTTTGGGTTTCTTCTGAGTTTTACAACTCTGAACAAATTGAAATTACTGATAACAACTACAGAACGTTAGTTGAGCAGGGAAAGATTTAATGAAAATTAAAACCAAGAAATCAAATGTTTCATTGCAGCTTTCCTTTGATGGTATTGAAGATGAACAATCTAAACTTGAACGTTTAACCGTTATCAAACCTAAGAAGGACGTTTACACAAACACTGCTGAATCACTTATGCAGCATAAACGTAATGCTTTGAAAAACCTTGATAAAGAGCAATTAAAAATTGAATCCGCTAAATTTGACGCGATTAAAATAGACCATATTGCTTTTGCTTTTCCTATCGCTGAACTACGTCAATGTCGCAAGTCTGGTCAAATGGGTAAAACTTTCCGCACTCAAACTAAATACCCCACATTACCTGAGTTTAAAGCCTGTCATTCAACTGACTTAGATGAATTAGAAAAACACAAAAATGAAACAACTGAGAAATTAAAAGACTTTTATGAAAGGACTTTAAAAACATGGGTCAATGAGGTTCTGGGTTTTGAAATGTCCCCCATGCGTGGCCGCGGTTTACATGGTTATAAAGACTCTATGACTTTACGCGCTCATGGTGCTGACGTTGGTTTTATTGGTCTTGGTGGTCAACGAGATACTATTTATTTTCAAATATCAGGTACTGGTTGTAAGTCATTATTTGAGCATACTAATCCGTTCATTCTTCACCATTGGTTATCAAAGGTTTTCACCATAACTAAGCTAAGCCGTATTGATTTAGCGTTTGATGATTTCGACAATAACTTCAATTGTGACTATGCAGAACAAGCCCATAAGGATGATTGGTTTAGAACATCTAATCGCGGCATGTCTCCAGAAGTAAACCCTAATCACAAGTATTCTTATGATAAGAATATGAACAAAGTTTTTAGTCAAGAAATGGTCTGTGTTGGTTCTCGTCGTTCAATTATTTACTGGCGTATTTATGACAAAAAATTAGAGCAAGGTATCAAGAAAGATGATTTCACTTGGTATCGCTCAGAAGCAGAATTAAAGAAATGGTCTGTTGATTGTTTACTTAATGTTGCGGCAACTTTTGCAGGTCTCTGCCCTTTCGCTGGCTCTATTAACTTAGAAAAAGGGATTAGAACTAAATCTATGAGCAAGGCCAAAGAAGTCTGCTTAGATATTGCTGCTCGCGTTCGTCATGTTCGTCGTTCAGCAGGTAAAGCCTTGGGTGACATTCTTGAAATTTTAGAGGGTGACATTCAACAAACTATAGGTTTGATATTGCCAGAAGATACTGGCGGCAAACTTGGTATTCCACCCACCTATAAACACTTAATCAATCACGTTATTGAGGTCTAATTATGTCTAATAAAATTATTTTATGTGGTATTCAAATCACTAGTTTTCCTGAAAGCAAAAACCCAGATGCTGAATCAGCAGAAGTATTAATGCTTTATCCATTGGAAAATGTAAACGCACCAAAATTTAAACGTAAGGCTGTTGGTCAATCAACTGAAACACCTTTTGGTAAGAACAAACTCAGCATTAACGCTAAGTATGCTCATAAGTTAATTGATACTGGCGCTTTTGTTTCTAATAAAGAATACGAGCTAATTGTTGGTTTTAATACGGATACTTTTGAAAATGAAATTTCTGAAGTTATTCCAGTTGAACCTCAACTTAAAAAACATTTTGATGAAATGTTTAAGGCTTAAAAGTCATGGCTGATTCAGTAGCGTTTTTTGAAAAGAACTTAAACATAACTAGCTTAGTTCCTCTAAATCAATCGTTTTTCTGTGGTTGCGGTTGGTGTGGCTTTGCTACTGAATTAGCCATATCTAATGATTACAGTTGCTGTCCTGACTGTGGTGATTATGACATTAGAATGCCCTTTGATTTTTTTGAATGGGATCACTAATGAAAACGTTAATTATTCTTTTATTGCTACTTAGTTTTAATTCAAACGCTTCCTATTGTTTGTATGAATCAGGTTTTGGCAATTTAAGAATAGACAGTACATCAGTAGAAACTTGTCCTAGCGGCATGATTCTATTAACCAAGTCTGAATATGACGCAATCAATATAGATACGATTGTTGCAACATTGAAAGACTTGTTTGAATTCTCCGTTGAGGACTTCGCTTATTTTAATGCCATTTGTTTAATTGGTTTTATTGGTGGTCACTCACTCGGCAGAGTAACCCGAATTTTCGGGAAAAGTTAATGCTCAATTTCGAGCTTTCTTAAAAGGGTAAAAATATGAACACTTTAAAAACTTGGCGTGGAAAAACTGTTGCTGTTGCAACTTCTTTAATGGCTTCTGGTGCTGCTTTTGCTACTGACCACTCGGTTGCAATTGGTGCTGCTGGTACTGATGGCTCAACCAATGTTGAAGCTGCTGTTGTAGTTATTTTAACTTTAGCTGCTGTTGTTACGGGTGTTGGCATTGTTTATAAGTTACTTACTTCTAAGTAATGTTAACTTCATTAATGTTTGCAACAATTTTTACTTACTGTTTTGTCGAGGGGTTTTCTAGTGCAATACGTACAAGTTAATGCGTTGCAAGCATGGAAAATAGCGGCTTTTCTAGTCGCTTTTTTTTCCTCTTTTTTTAGTTATTCAATAGATTTTACTAAGTTGGATGGTAAGCCACCTGAAACAACTTCTGATTATATTTTTACTTGTAATAGTCAATATGTAACTGAGCCAGAGTGTTTGGATATTTTGGCTTCTACTCATAATGCATCACCAACAAAGCGAAATGCTTCTTGTTTTACTGAACAAGATAAGATGCTTAGTTCAACTGTAAAAAGCATTTACCCTAAATGTGTTTATGAGTATTTACAAAATCCTGACACTGATACTTGGGGTTCCACTTTTCATTATCGAGGTTGGCTTAATGGTTCACAAACTGAAATCAAAGGATGCCCCTCTGAACAATTCCCTAGCCATACCGTTGCTAATGATTCTGATGATGATGGTGTTATTGACCAGTGTTACCACCCTAATGATGTAAAAGCGCAAATTGATGAGCAAAACGAATTAGATAAAAACGAAGATTATTGCAAAGAGCTTATTTTAGATTCTGGTAATAATTCAGCATCGACTATGTGTTACTCAGCTTATAACGGGGCTTCTTGTACGGTTAGTCAAGTCACTGTTGGTGATGCCACTTATTATAAAGGCACAGCTAATGAAACGTTAGGTTGTGGCTCTTCTGAAAATGACCCTTTTGATAGTTCAGGTACTGGTGATGATAAAGATGGTTGTATGTTCTCGGGTGGTACAAATTATTGTAAAGCCAGTGAAGAAAAACATTGTAAAGATGTTCAAGGCACAAAAATTTGTGACGATGGCTGTATAGATGATGGGGCAAATGTCTATTGTGATACGTCTAAGCATCCTGATGTTGGTGAGGGTGAAAGCGATTATTTTAATGATAATGGTACATGCTCTGTTATTGCTGCTAGCTCTACAAAAGGATTTTGTGAGGACATGGGCGGCACTTGGGATGAAACGCAAAACGCAACTGAGGCTGATTGTCCCATCGGTACTGGCTCATGCTCTGTTGCAACTTCGGGTCATTGTGGTGCTTGTTTAGATTCTGGCGGTGTTTGGACGCCTGACAATGCAATACCTGTTAGTGAAGAGGCCAAAGCAACGGTTGAAGTGGCTGCACTTACAAAAAAATCCAATGAAAAACTAGCCCAAATTGAAAATGCTACACGTAAAGGTACCGAGGCTTTAATCTCTACCACTAAGTCTGGCGATGGCAAAATTGTTGCTGCGCTTGAAGAATTAACAAAAATTGTAAAAGATAAACCTTCGGGTGGCGGTGCAGCTCAAGAAGAAAGAGAAACATATACCACGACCACAGCCGCTATTGATAAATCAAAAATTAGTGCTTTGTTTGATGATTCTAGCAAAGCAACACTTCAAGCTGAAATTGAACAATTAAAAACTGATACAACAAATTTCATTAATTTAGCAAAAGCAGAAGCTTCAGCTTTAATGACTATAACTGTTCCTAGCGCTACTGGTTATGAATCAAGAGTTCTAACATTGTCGCAAGGTACATTTGATTTATCTTTGGGGCGATTTGATTATTTTTTTAAGTTGTTAGCAGGTCCAATTATGCTTTTATGTTCATTGTATGCAGCTTTTATTTTACTAAGGCGTGATTAATGAAAAATATAATATTTTGTTTGTTTTTATTTTTACCGTTTATGGCTCTTGGTGATACCTACCAAGATGCTGGTGGTGCTTCACAAATGGTTGCTGACAGTTTTGGCGAAATGTGGGATTTCTTTTTTGATGATGTACCTAGTATGTTACAGCGGTTAACGGGTTGGTTGATAGTTTGGGTCGTTAAAGCAAAGTTATATTTTCAGTTAGAAATAATTCAATATTCTTGGGGAGTTGCCAAAGTCATTATTGCTGATTTAAATATAATGTCTCAAATTACTGCTCAAATGTCCTTGTTACCTCAAGACGTTAGACAAGCTTGTGTTGACATGCGTTTCTTTGATGGTATGAATTTATTACTTAATGCTTATATGACTAAGTTTGTCATGAACTTTATAAGGTAATTATTATGTCTGCTAGTATTTTTCATGGTGCTCCTGGTTCTTTTAAATCCGCATCAGCTTTTTGGTTTGAAGTCCTTCCTGCTTTACGTTCAGGTCGTGTTGTTGTAACGAATATAGAAGGTGTTCTAACTAAAGAATCTATTGAAATTGAACTTAATGAAGTATTTCCTGAAAGTGCTGATATTTGGCGTTTATCTAGTCAAACAGAAACGGGTTTATTTCTTTGGCGTAGATGGTTTTGGTGGATGCCTGTTAAAGCCTTTATCATTATTGATGAGGTACAAGATGTTTTTCCCAATGATGCTAAGGTTTTTAAGCCAGAAGAGTTAGACAATCAAGGTATAGAGTCTATAAAAGAGCATTTACCAGACAAGTTTTATAGTCATTATAAGGCTGCTATTGCTCAATTTAAGCCTGATTTAAGTGAAGGTACTCGCGATGATACGGGAGAGACTGTACTCGATGAAAATGGCGATATTCTTTACCCTAAATTGATGCGTGAAGCTAACATGCGCCATCGTAAATATAACTGGGATATTATCTACTGTACTCCTGAAATCACACAAATTCATACTTTGGTACGCTCTGTTTGTGAGTTTGCTTATTTTCATAAATACAATCAAGCCTTAGAGTTTATACCTTACTTTAAACGGAGACCTCGTATACATGAACATTTACCCAAAACTAGCGGTGTACCAAAAAAGAAAGATGACATTACCAAATGGAGAAAAGTCCCTGTTGAAGTCCATAAATGTTACCGAAGCACAAGCACAGGAGACATTACGAAAAGAGGAGGAGCTAACGGCTTTAAAGATCCTACTCTTCTGTTTACAATCGCCATATTACTTTTTGCTGTCTGTTATGCGACATGGTGGGGTTTTATTAAGGAAGATAAGAAATCTATTTCTGAGCGTAGCATGGAAAGCAATCAAGAAAAGTTCAAGGTTTCTAGCAATACCTCTACTGAAAATAACGGTTTTTTTAATAGTTCTGACTCTGTTCAGGCTAATAATGAAAGCGGCACTTCTTTAGGTTTACCTTATCAGGCCAACAAGGTTTATATGAACGGGTATCAAACGGTTGTCTTGAATAAAGATAGAAAATATAAAGAGTATTTTTTTACGCTTTATCAGGGTGAAAATGAAATCAGTATTAATAGCGATGATTTACATTACTTTGGTATTTCTGTTGAATATATTAATCATTGTACGGTTAAACTTAAAGATGGTGACAAAACACGTTTGGTTCACTGTTCTCCTAAGGTAATCAGTAAGCCTGTTAAACATGATAATTCACAGATAGAAACTATATAACAAGTGATTGAGGTTAAGAACTAATTAGCGCTGAGCTTACGATGGTTAAATTACAGCTTTATCCGCATTGACAACTAAGTGTTATTGACATAAAAAAGCCCCACTTAAGTGAAGCTTTAACATAAAAAAGACTGTGGTGGATTTATCCATAATCACACGGTCATTTTTTGGTTTAGGGGTACAAAACCGCAAGAGTGGCGTCAGCCGCATTTAAATAAAAATCACCCTGTTCTTCAGTCAATTTACCCTTAATCACCAACCGCCTAATTTTCTTCTTGAAATTATTCAATTTGTCAGTAGCAGCCTCTAAATTTCCAAGCTCAATAAGTTTTGCTGCGTCTTCCATTACATTTAGTAGTTTGTTGGTATCGGAATTGGATAAAACACCAGATAAAGAAAGGTTCTCAATTTCAATAATTATTAGTTCGGCTGTTTCAGCAGAATTATCAATACAACCATCTTGGTCAAAATCATAACCACTAGCGTCCTCTAATGGACATTTATCCTTGTCACCAATTACTCCGTCACCATCTTCGTCTTCAGGTATTATTTCTGTCTGCACAAGAGCCAAGTACGATGCTATGATATCAGTCCTTACCGTTTTGACAACCAGCTCCTTGTTATTGCCGTCTAAATCAGAACGCCAAACTTCAGTTGGTAGAAATGAGTTATCTAAAGGTCTTGGATGTCGATGCCAGTATAATTTACCAGCGACGTTATCAACTTGAACTCCCCATGCGGCTACATACTTGTATTTAGTGGTGTCTGTTATATCCACTATCATTTCATAATTATTGCCATCGGAGTCAGCCCGCCAAATAGAATCATGAACAGCATTTATCCAATAAATCGTATTGTTAAAATCAATATCAATTTGTCTTGCAGTATTAACCACGAATTCGCCATCTACCAAGTCATTTCTTGATATAAGCACTTCTGGTCCAGTGCCATCCAGGTTCGAACGTAGAATATCTTTGAAATAACTGCTACCACTAGCAAAATATAGCTTGCCGGTATCTGGGTTAGGTGCAATTCCGTACCATTGATCATTTCTTACTGGAACTGGTTCAATATTAGTTCCATCCAGATTAAATCTATGAACCCAATAACCATCCGCTGGACCACTTCCTCCACAACCACCTGAGTTACCATTTATATAAACTTTTCCATTCACAGAATCGACTGCAATAACGCCAGCTCCGACTTGGCCAACTACGATCTGCTCTCGATTGGTTCCATCCAAATTTGCTTTCCAAACAGAGCAATCGTTTTGTGCATATTTAGTTTGACTCCAATAAATTTTACCATTTGGCTCATCTATGGCCATTCCGCTGAATCTTGCAGGAAAATCCAAAGTAAACGCATCAGTCATTACATTTGTATTTAAATCAATCCTTCTTATGTACTGATCTTGTATAACAGAAGCAGGTATCGCAACCATATACAAGGCATCGGCAGCATATACTGTATTTAGCCCCGTTATAGATAAACAAGAAATAAAAAAAACAATCAGTTTATGTCTTAAAAGCAAAATTGCTTTATATGCCACAATCAAATTTTTAGTCATCATTTCATTCTCCTTCCTATTTGTCCTTATGTGTCGAGATGGCCGGTTGTGTATCGACCATTTTTTTTTACCTTCTATGCCACGACTTCACCATTTCAATTTTCTAAAGCAAGGTCGGTCGCTGGTTGAGTTTTACGCAACTTATATACCAAAAATTTAATAATGCTAATTTTTAAAGAGTTAAAATTTACTGCACTCCCCTATTACGAAATAGTGTAAAAAATATCGACACAATGCCCTATGTCTGATGACTGCAAGTTTCCCTTGGTAATGACCCTGCTACAAATTATTGGAGGTTAATCTAATTTTTAGTCCGTAACCCTTTTTACTTAATTTTCACGTTTTAGTACCAAAATTGTTTAACCTGGTTAAACCGGTAAGCTGATTTTGGTACTATTATTTTATCCTGGCAACATTACCAGGATAACTATTTGGTACTATTCCTAACCTGTCATTATCCTGATTGATTGTTCAATACTTGCTTTATCACGAACAAGTTTTATTAGTTCGTTATAATTATCTTCAAGTCGTTCAAGTCTCTTTCTTGTTTTACGTAAGTCTTTAACTACTGAAACATGATTAATAATTGCTTTCTTGCTTGCTCCAGCTGCGGTTGCTTCACTGTAATGTTGCTTTAGTTCTTCAACGAACGTTACGAACTCAGGGTCTGATTCATTAATTTTTATTAGCATTTAATCCACCTTGTTATTTTATTGATTAAGTTATTTACTTGAACTGAAAATCGTTTAAATAAGCTGCGTTTGGTATTTATCAAAATGAACTTGAATTTAAATTGATTTGGCTTATTGCCAAATACACGCTTTAGACGTTTAAATTTGAAAGGAATTTTCATTGCATCACACAATGAATAATCTAGCTCTAATAGCATTTGAATGGTTGGCATTGTCTAGTTCCTTGTTTAGTGTCAATTTAATGTGTACCTGTTTCGCAGAAACATAGGGGTGCGCGCTTAATTTGATGCTAATCAAATAGAGTGATTGAAAGATTTTGTCAAAGAAAAATCGTGGAGTGTCTGAGGTTATTATTTTTATGCCTGGTTGCAATGAGGCACGAATGAAAACCAAGCAGTTAAGAAAATAATGTTCTTAGAAGCCACTATTTTTATTGATTAAATATTGAATGAAGCTCTTTGGAACTATTTCTTATAAAGCGGAGCGTAGCGACAATATTTAGTCTTTAGATCTTTGTTTTGTGTTCTTGTTGTGAGCGAATGACGAGGACGAGGGCGAAGCCTGAGCAACGAGGATGAGAAAGAGCGAAACCCCTCGTTATGTATTACGGGGGTAGATTCCACCAAACAATGCAGCCTTGCGCCAAGTTCTTCTTTTTTAATTGTTTTCAAACGCGCTTGCGCGGTGTAGTATTTGTTATTATTTTAAAGGGATTTATTATGGCAAAGTTTTTAAATACTAGCGCAACAAATTATTACTTAGAAGAGCTAATAAAAAATGCATCTGAACGTCTTATTCTAATAAGTCCTTTTCTAAAGTTAAATGACCGCATTAAAGAGTTACTTGAAGATAAAAATCGATTAAAAATTGATGTGCGTATCGTTTATGGAAAAAGTGAATTACAACCAATGGAAATCAGTTGGTTTAATGAGCTTTCTTTCATTAGAACAAGCTTCTGTAAAAACCTGCATGCGAAGTGCTACATTAATGAAAGTTCTTGTATTATAACTAGTTTAAATCTTTATGAATTTAGCCAAGTTAACAATAATGAAATGGGCGTGTATGTATCTCGTGAAGATGATTCGCAAATGTATAGAGATACTTACGAGGAAGCACAAAGAATAATAAGAATCAGTGATGAGGTTAGAATTTCATTGCAGAAAATTGAAAAGCCAATACAAGAAGATAAAGCCTCTAAATTAGACTCTTCTGCAGAAGATAATTCATCGAATAAAATCACATCTTCTAAATTGGCAAGTAAACTTAAGCTTAAAACCCCTGAATTATTAGAAAAACTACTTTCATCGGGGTATATAGTAGAACAAAATGAAAAACAAACTCTAACTGATAAAGGAATAACTGCAGGTGGAGAGGCTAAAAAAGGTCGTTTTGGTTCTTACTTTATTTGGCCAGAAGACTTCGCTGCAGAGTAACAAACTATAAAAACTTACAGAGAAATATAAGTATCTGGAAACAATATAATTGAGTTAAACAAACTGATAACTTAGTGCGCATTCCTGACATTAGGTTAGAGAATTTTGCAATATATTTTTTAGTGCTTATTTGGGCCTTGTAAACGAAGCTATCTTTGGAAATTATTTTCTTGCACGCTTTCACTAGAGAAATCGAGATAAAAACACGATTTATCCAAAGGCGCATTAAAAAAAATAAATAAACACTTGATATACTGATACTATAAAGGTAATTTTATTTTTATTATAAATAAATCAGACGGTTAATAAACTGTATAAAAAAAGGTTTTCTCCAGTATAAGCTGTAAAGCTCACTTTATCGGATAAGGAGGCATTTTGGAGGCGGTAAAAGATAGGCAGGATTTCTCACGTTTTTTAGTCCACCTTACGAAAGATGCTGATGGTATTAGGGCGAAGGATAATCTAGTGAGTATTATTGAATCACAGGTTATAAAAGCAAAAAATCACCATTGTCTTTTCGGTTATGACATGGACGACAGGTTTTTTACTCAAGGTTTAAAAAAAAAATTTAACACTGTGTGTTTTACTGAAGTGCCTCTTAACGAGCTAAGACATTTAGCAAAGCCTATTAAAGGACGTAAAGTTAAACTTTCGCCTTATGGCTTAGTCTTCTGGCGAAACTTAATGATTGACGAAGGGGCTAGCCAAGCAATATATATCAATGACAAAGGGACACAATTAAAGTCTCTTTTGCTTAGTCAATTCCGAAATAGTTTTAGGGACATACGTTCACTTAAAGAGTTGAAATTGCAGAACTCATCATATGAAGACCTAATTCGTTATTATGCTTTAATTAATATCATTTCCGATAACTATGATTTTGCTTGGGAACGAGAATGGCGTCATCATGGTGACTTTCGGTTCAAACGTCGTAGAGTTGTAGCAGTAATAGCTGAGAAGCCAAACGAGTTTGAAAAGTATTGTAAGAATAACCTTTCCAAGTCGGCTTTAAAATTTATTAAGTTTACGCCAATACTTGATCCTAGTTGGGGATACGAAGAAGTTATTGAAGAAATGTCAGAGAAGTTGTGGCGAGAGAGAGCTTAATAAGGCATTTAAACGGAATTAAAACAGTTGGTTAGGTTTCGCTATGCTCCATATTCTAACCAACAATTTTAGTACGCTTAATGCGTCGTTTGCTACCTTGTCGAAGTATGGAGAATAATATTGAGTAATTGGCCAATATCAGGGAGAGATGTCCATTTTCTTGGTGGTATTCATGCGATTAATTTACCGTCATCTGATCAAGTTAAGATCTATCCAAATACCATTGATGGTAAATCAGCAGTAATAACTATTCCAACATATCAAAAATTATACGAAGGATTAGCACAAGTTGGGTTAAGTGAATTAGTTGGCACAGCGTTTTATACTGATGTATCTCATATCGACGGAAGCGCTCCATCTGAATGGAGAGTACATACAGCCTATAAATCAAAACCATGGTCACAAACTGAAGCTATTTGGCACTGGTCACATGTATCAAATCAAGGTCATAAATTAAAGGATGCGTTCTTGTGGGATATTGCTAAACGAATATCACACCAAATTAGTACTCTAAATGAATCATTTAAAGTACTTTCTCATACGTATAGAAAGCAGCTTATGGGGCGGTGTAAACGAGAAAAAATTGAAATAGGGAATAAATTTCAAGATGGCTTCTCAAAAGAGATTTATAGCTCTTTTCAACATTTTTTATTTGATGCATGTACTTTAAGAGATTATTTATCTGAATTTATTTTTCATTTCATATTAACAGATGAAGAAAAATTGGGGGTGAAGCATATGAACATGACATCACGTATCTTCAAAAAGCACTTTAAAGATAAGACCCAACCTACAGTATTTAGAACTAACTTTAAAAATGCTTGTGATAAAAAGGGGTGGTTGAATGTCTTAGGTTCATATCGCGACTTAGTTACACATGCTTGTCCAATGTCGATGGCTAGTGGCCATCTCTGGATTAGAGTTGAAAGTATTGCTTTGAGTGAAGGAAAGTTACTTCCTAAGATCATCGCACCGATACCAATAAATCCAGAAGCAATAAAACTTGAACGAAATACATTAGAGTCATTTGATAAATTTGATCAAAAATTGAAAGAATTCTTTTGTCAATCTAACGATGAAAAACAATCACTTGATATTTTAACTTACTCAAAAACTGTAATGGTTAATTTCTCAAGTTTCATTTGGGAGTTGTCTGAAGAGAGTCCATATAAAGGTATAAAGCATATAATCACAGATAATGATGTTATCGGTAAAATACAAATAGTAAATCGGTAGCTAACAAGTTACTCAAACGGACGCTGAAGTAAGGCATTATCAATCCAAAATTTATTCCAACTTGTCTAATTAGCTTTAATAGCAAGTTTCAACAAAGTGGTAAAAGTGAACGTGTCTAGATAGAGCGCTTAGTTGACGTAACGATATGAAAAGCTTAATGTCTTCTTTCGCCCACATAACGGACGTTAATTACCTAGCCTGAAAGGTAAAATATAGAAATGGAATTAGTGATTCAATATTAAGGGGGTATATTATGACAGAAAAAAATATTGATAAATGTAAAGGCCATCAGTTTTGTGAGAGAGCTGTGTTTGCTGATGATTTCTGCCGCTTGCATTTACCTTTGGATCATGAAGATTCTCTAAGTCGAGATGAATTTGATCATTTATTATTGGAGGAAATCAAAGATACAGTCATTAATGAAAATGATCTTTACGTGCTACATTGGGAGGGTTTAAATTTCCCAAAAGAACACATCTTACTTGAACATTTTAAATTCGATGAAGTAAAAGAACAGCTAGAGAAATCTTGGATAAATATTTCTGATTCCAATATCCAAAATATCAGAATAGAGTCTTATGCAATCCGAGAATTGATCATCTCTCGTTCAACGGTACATGGAAATACTATTATTCCTGTAATGAATATAAATCGTTTGAGTATGGATTCTACAAGGTTTCTAGGGAAATTCCACTGCTCTAGTGAGTCACGAGAAGTTGATGCGAGGAACGCTATTTTTGAAGATGAATTTTCATTTTCTTCTACCGTAAAAAAACTCACTAATTTTACTAATTGTCGATTTAAAACGGCATGTTTATTTCATGGCTATCGCAGTAATATATTTAGCAATGAAAATGTAGATGAATTTAAAATAGTCGGGTTTGACAATGCAATTTTCGAGAGCCCAACCCAAGTTATATTTCAAGATATTGACCTAAGAAATACTAGCTTTAAGTCCGTGTCTCTCATAGGCGTCCGATTTTATAATACGAACTTTTATCAAAAAGAATTAAATCGTAACGGACTTTATAACGAAGTTAATTTGCTGCGGAAAACTAATTCGGTCAAATTAAATACTCATAAAAAAAATCTTAATAATAATTATACAAAAGAATATGATCATCTCATTCATGAATATCGTCAATTACGAATGGCTATGGAAAACATCAAAGACTACGATAATTCACATGATTTTTATGCAGGTGAAATGGAAGCCAGAAAACGAAGGAAGTGGAATTTTATTTTAGAAATCTACAGGTTTAGCTCTTTCTATGGAACCAATTATAAACGTGCATTGTTAATTTTACTTGGTCTATTTTTAACTCACCTCACTCTGACAATTATCTTATCTACAAATTTTCAAGTACAAAAATTATTTTGCGGTCAAGACATCACAGCATCTTGGATTCGGATGGGTGATATTTTGTTACATTCCATAAATACAGTTACTCTGCAGCGAATTAACTTATTAAGTGATTTATCTTTCTGGCAGCGTTTCTCCGACACCTTTCTCCGAATACTCTTCCCGACTCAAGTCGCAATGTTTGTATTGGCCTTAAGAAACAAAACAAAAAGATAAATATTAAAATGCCCGCTTTCTGTAATAAAGCAGCCCTTCTAGGTACTGATTTTTAATATCAATAAAGGGTCGGAAAAGTGGTAATAGCGCTCTATTAGTATTACCACAATTTAATTTTAAAATGGCAATGATTCAGCAGCTCTATCTTTAAATTTATCCGATCTTCTATCATATTTTTTTGTTGTATCAATTCGCGTATGCCCCATTAGCTCTTGCACAATAAATAAATCTTCACCCTGCTCTA